CCGGGATTTGACAACTTAAAGAAACAAGTATGTAAACGTTACGATTATATCTACACAGGTAAGAACACAGAAGTTATTAAATTTAATATTGATTTTAGTATTGGTTTTGCTAACAGAATGGCCGCCGACAGATTTAAACATTCGCAAGATGTAGAAGCGGCCGGCCCGAAAGCGTCCGACACTAAAGAAGACAAAAAACCAATTACAGAAACTGCTGACGGAGCCAAGCCTGGCACCCAGCCCGGCGCAATTGCAACACAAACTAGTCACGATTTAACTGACACTAGCTATGATGCCAAGGGAGGCGGCGGCCAAGAAACAGCAGCCAACAGAGCGGCCCGTGTATTTCATGATGCCCTTACTAAAGGTAAAGACATGTTGATGTTAGATTTAGAAATCTGGGGAGATCCTTACTGGATTGTGAACAGCGGCATGGGCAACTACACAGCAAAACCTGTTAAGGGAGTTAAAGATCTCAATAAAGATGGATCAGTAAACTGGCAAACTAGTGAAGTTGACATATGGGTCTATTTCCGTAGCCCGTTAGACATTAATCAAACTACAGGAATGTACGATTTTAAATCACCTAACCATACAGAAGATATGACACTGTCTACTAAAGCAGGCCCGGTAATTGGTTTTAGCGGATTATATTGTGTTACACTTGTAAAAAATAATTTTAATAAAGGTCAGTTTAGACAAACATTAACCGGCTACAGAAGAAATGCTCAAGAGCTTACAAAAACAGCAACTCCTGCGCAGACATATAACGTATCTACACCATCGCCGGCGCAGTCCGGTGGTGAACGTGGAACAAGGGGTGGAGCATAATGGACGGCTCTACTAACGAAGACCACATCTCGTCAACAACCGCTACTGTTAAAGCTGGATTGTACTTGGGTACAGTTGTTGCAAATCTTGACACAACCTATATGGGAGTGTTGCAAGTACAGCTTCAACGACCAACCGGTGGAAACACAACAGCAGGACAAATTGTTAACGTAAAATATGCCAGTCCTTTCTTTGGTAGTACCGGCGAAGAATACGTGTCTGATGTTGACGACTACGAAAACACGCAAAAGAGCTATGGCATGTGGATGGTACCACCTGACACTGGCACAACTGTAATTGTTGCGTTTACAAATAACGATACAAAGTATGGTTATTGGATTGCTTGTGTACCTGACCTTTCAATGAACTTTATGGTGCCAGGCTTAGCCGCAACTAAATTTATTAGCCCTGACTCACTTACAGTTGACGGCAAAAGAGTACCAGTTGCAGAATACAATAAAAAATATAATCCTGGCACACAATCAGACCCAACAAAAATTAACAAAGCTCAACATCCATTTGCAAAAATATTAGAGTTGCAAGGATTGTTAAAAGACGATGTACGAGGTATTACAACTAGTGGTGCCCGCAGAGAAAGCCCAAGCAATGTATTTGGTATTTCCACCCCAGGTCCGTCAGATAAACAATCTGGTGCAAAACGTGGCCCTGTTGGCAAAGAAGGAGAGCGTGTTAATAATTTTCCTGTTAGTCGAATGGGCGGCACAACGTTTGTTATGGACGATGGCGATGATAAATTTCTACGTAAAACTCTAGCAGGTGAAGGTCCTCCGGAATATGCATCTGTTGAACAGAAAGAAACTGACGGTGATATTAAAATTCCGCACAACGAATTATTTAGAATCCGTACCCGTACCGGCCATCAGATACTATTACATAACAGTGAAGATTTGATTTACATTGGTAATGCAAGCGGAACATCATGGATCGAATTAACTAGCAACGGCAAAATTGATATCTATGCAAAAGACAGCATCAGTATCCACACTGAGGAAGACATTAATTTTACTGCTGATCGAGATATTAATCTCGAAGCTGGTAGAAGTATCAACATGAAAGCAGCCACTGATTTTTATTTAGAAACAGTTGGAGATGCTTCAATAATTATTGGTAAAGATGGAAAATTAACAACTACTGGTAATTTAGATATCAACACAACAGGACATAATTGGTTCACAGCAGGGCAGTCAACAGAAATAAAAAGCGGTGCAAATCATGTTGAAACAGCAAAAGAAATTCATATGAACGGCCCTGAGGCGTCGCCTGCTGTAGTCGCAACTAAGTTACAACCCTTTGATGTACCAGGTCCAGCCGGAACACAAGTGCAATCAATTATGCTACGTGTACCGCAAGCTGAACCGTGGGAACATCATGAAAATTTAGATCCTATAAACTTTACTGCTCCTAAAACTGACATAACTACAGGCGCCGCAATACCAACACCTAAAGCATGGAACGAGTATTCTATAAAAACAGACACCTTTGAAAAGTTTCTACCGCCTGAACCGGCACCAGGAGATCAAGCATGAGTTCAAATCCAAGATTATATGATAAGATAGTTTTAAAACCAGGAATGCGCAGTGACAACGTTACGCCTAAGATGTACAAAGGTTTTAGTACAGTTAATGCAGATACTGAAAATTTTGCCCTATACGATTTTCAATTAATTCAGCAAGACTTGTTAAATCACTTTCATACTAGACAAGGCGAACGTTTAATGAACCCGGATTACGGCACAATTATATGGGATTTACTATTTGAGCCGCTAACAGAAGATGTTAAAAATGTAATTACAGACAATGTTAATTCAATTATTAACTACGATCCTCGTATACAAGCAAGCCAAGTAACTGTGGTTGCATATGAAACAGGACTGCAAATAGAATGTATTTTAACGTATCTGCCATACAACATCAGCCAGACGATGCAACTACGGTTTGATCAAGCAAACGGACTCATGTTAGGATAAAACACCCACATAATTTTATTCAATAAATACATGATATAGGATAAATCATGAGTGTAACTACTAGACAAAATAGATTATTAGTAAGCGAAGATTGGAAAAAAGTATACCAATCTTTCCGTAATGCGGACTTCCAAAGCTATGACTTTGAGAACTTGCGCCGCACAATGATCGACTATATTCGTCAGAATTATCCAGAGGATTTTAATGACTATATTGAGTCTAGCGAATACCTTGCCCTAATTGATCTTATTGCATTCCTGGGCCAAAGCATAGCTTTCCGCGTTGACTTGAATGCCCGCGACAACTTTTTAGAACTGTCTGATCGCCGTGAATCAGTATTACGATTAGCACGTATGTTATCCTATAATGCTAAACGTACTGTTGGCGCAAGCGGCTTATTAAAACTAACAACTGTATCTACAACAGAAACTGTAGTTGACAGTAATGGACGAAATATTGCAGGACAGACTGTTACTTGGAACGACCCAAGTAATTCAAACTGGTATGACCAGTTCATTAAAGTAATTAACTCTGCAATGCCAAAGACTCAGCAATTTGGAAGTCCGGCAGATAGTCAAACAATTTACGGAATCCCAACAGAGCAATATCGTTTCCAAAGTATAACTGACGGAGTTCCAGTCTTTGGATTTACTAAAACAGTAGCAGGCCGTCCAATGAACTTTGAAGTAGTGAGCACTACATTCAAGGGACAAAGTTATATCTACGAAGAAGCACCTAAAGAAGGTAATCCGTTAGCGTATGTGTATAGAGATGACGGTAGAGGCCCAAGCAGTGCAGGGTCGGGATTCTTCATGCGATTTGTGCAAGGTTCTCTAAACACCGGAACTTTTACAATCACACAACCAAGTAGTAACGAATCCATTGACATTGATGCTGAAAATATTAATAATGATGATGTGTGGTTATATAAACTTGATCAAGCAGGTCTTGAAACTGATGAGTGGACACAAGTTTCAAATCTTGAAGCAAACAACATTATCTATAATAGTTTAAACAAAAATATTAGAAATATTTATAGTGTTATTACTAGAACAAACGATGCTGTCAGTTTACAATTCAGTGACGGTACTTTTGGTAATTTACCTCTAGGCACGCTACGTGCTTACTATCGTGTAAGTAATGGATTAGCATATTCGATCACAACACAAGATGTTAGAAATGTTAGCATCAGTTTTCCTTACCAGTCAAATAATGGTCAAACTGAAACTCTTACACTAACTTTAAATTTAGCAACCGGAGTATCAAATGCCGCAGTTGCAGAATCAAACGACACTATCAAGGCTAATGCTCCGCAAACTTATTATACACAAAACAGAATGATTACTGGTGAGGATTATAATATTAGTCCTCTGGCATCAAGCACACAACTTGCAAAAATTAAATCAATTAACAGAACAAGTTCTGGCATTAGTCGCTATTTTGATCTATCAGACCCAACAGGCAAGTATAGTTCAACTACGTTATTTGCCGATGATGGTATTATATACACCGAATCATATAAAAGTTCTTTCAGATTTTCATATCAAAATAAAACAGACATTGAAGGTATTATCTACAACAGTATTTTTGAAATATTAAAAGATATTAATCTTCGCAATTTTTATTATGCTACATTTATTAACTTTTTAACAGCAAGTTTAGATATTCGCTGGTACAATGTATCAACCGACACAAACACTTCAACTGGATATGTTGGTGCAGCCAGCGGAACAACAATATATAAAGTTGGATCTTATACTGCAACCGATTTAAAATATTTTAAATCAGGCGCCCTAGTTAAATTTATAGCACCAAGCGGTTATTACTTTAACTCGTTAAATGCAAATATGCTAGTTCTACAAACGGGTTCTGTACTACCACTAGGCGCAGTTACATCAATATGGGCAGAAGTGGTATCTGTAGTCGATGACGGCACAGCAGTTAATAAGGGAATTTTAACTTCGGGCTTTGGCGCAATTACGTTGAATAGAGCAATACCGTCAACTGCAATTATATCTCAAATTATTCCTAAGTGGAGAACAGTTATTGATAGTAGTGTTATTACTACAATGATTGATTTAATTTTTGCTAATAAGCCATTTGGGCTACGATACGATGCAGTTACTCAAGTTTGGTCAATTGTATTTGAATTAAACCTAGATTCAAAAAATAATTTTAGTTTAGGTAAACAAGGCGACCAGTCTAACCTAGGGCAGGACGCTAGCTGGTTATTATTGTTTACTACTGACAATGAGTTTTACACTGTTACTACTAGAATGCAACGTTATGTTTTTGAAAGTAATCAGCAAATTAGATTCTACTTTGATAGTAGTAATAAAATTTATGACAGCAAATCAAATGCAGTTATTAAAGATTCTGTTAATATTTTAAGTATTAATTTACAGCCAAACAGTACTGCGCAGTTTACGTTTGACCAACCTTGGGATATTGTTTCTGAGTATACTGGATTAGATGGCTATGTTGATACTAAAAAATTAGTAGTTACTTTTGCAGATAATGATGATAACAGTGTTGTTGATAACCCCGAGTTATTTTTAAACATTGTTGCTCCTCCACTGGTAACGGAAACTAGTTCTGCAGTCTTACAAACAAAGTACATTGTACAAGAAAAATATACAATTAGCCAAGGGCAAGAAGATTATCGCTACGTTGATAACACTGATAAGAAAGTTATTATCCTAGCGGCCCGTCCTCAACAATTACCAGCCGGCGCAAAAACTGGTCAATATTATTATTTTGTTAATACAAATACCGTGGTAAAACTTGATACTGCGCTACAGGACCAGTATGTTCCAAGTTTAGATTATAAAGTATTTTTAGGAAGAGATCATCTTAAATTTCAGTATGTACATAATGCAGATTATGAAACAAGAATTGATCCAGGTGCAAGTAATATTATTGACATTTATTTGTTAACAAAGAGTTATGACACTAGATTCAGACAATACTTATCTGGAGCATTAATTAATAAACCGCTTCCTCCCAGCTCAAGCGAGCTATACGACTTAGTATCTGGAAATTTAAATATTATTAAATCTATTAGTGATGAAATCATATATCACCCTGTAAATTATAAAGTGTTATTTGGAGCCAACGCATCTGCTGACTTACAAGCTAGTTTTAAAGTGGTTAAAAATTCTAGCCAAGTTGTTTCAGACAATGACATCAAAACTAGAATAATCACTGCTATTGAGCAATTCTTTGCTTTAGAAAATTGGGATTTTGGCGATACATTTTATTTTACAGAATTATCAACTTATGTAATGACACAATTAAGTCCTGATATTTCTAGCTTTGTTATTGTTCCTCGATTAGGCGGATTAGGATTTGGTAGTTTGTTTGAAATTAAATCCGCAAGCGATCAATTATTTGTTAGCGGAGCAACCGTAAACGACATTGAAATTATTTCAGGCATTACAGCAACATCAATTAAATCAATTGCAGGCACACAGCAACAAACAAACGTTAGTGACCAACAAAACATTACCAGTGCAAATTACGGAGTAAACAATGGCTGATAGCATTAATCCAAGCGGCAGCAAGTCAACAAGTTCAAATCTATTACCAAAGTACTATCGAACAGATTCAAACAAAAAGTTTTTACAAGCAACTGTTGATCAATTAATACAGCCCGGAACGGTCAAAAAGACCAACGGATTCATTGGCCGCCAAAATGCAAAGTCTGCAACTAAAGATAATATTTTTATTTCGGCCGCAGATCCTAGTAGACAACACTACCAATTAGAGCCTGGCCTAATTGTTAAGGATAGTCTAGACAATACAACTTTTTTCAAAGATTATCAAGATTATATTAATCAGTTAGGGGTGTTTGGTGCTAATACAACTAACCATTCCAGAATTAATAAACAAGAATTCTACAGCTGGAATCCACATATTGACTGGGATAAATTTGTTAATTTTCAAAACTACTACTGGTTACCGTATGGCCCCGATGTTATTAAAATTCCAGGAGTACAACAAGGTATTACTAGTACTTACAAAGTTGAAATTAAAGCAGAAGCAGATAATAACACCTATGTGTTTTATCCAAACGGAACAACCCCTAACCCAACTATTAAACTATACAGAGGACAAACATATCGCTTTGAAGTATCTAGTCCGGCAAATCCATTTAGCATTAAAACTGCTAGAACCGTTGGTACAGTTGACAGGATTGCATTTCCTTTTAATACCGGAAATGGAACAGAAGCGGGCATAGTTGAATTTACAATTCCTTATAACTCTCCAGATTTACTATACTATCTAAGTGAAAATGATCTTGACCTTGGCGGCGTATTTGAAGTTTTATCAATTGACGAAAACACAGTTCTTGATATCAACACTGAAATTATTGGTAAGAAAACTTATCAATTAAGCACCGGGCAAACCTTGAGCAACGGCATGAAAGTGTCGTTTATTGGACAAGTATCACCTGCTAGCTATGCAACTGGACAATATTATGTTGAAGGAGTTGGCGACTCAATCCAATTGGTCAACGAGTCAACGTTAGAGTTGTTATCACCGTACACCAGTTCAGAAAGTATATTATTTGATAGTTCACC